TGCTCTCCGCCCTGGTTATAATTATGGCCCTTACTGGATGTCATACAGCTACTAGAGGATAAAATGGAATTACTTTGGTTTATATTAGCTTGTTATGGTCTAACTTATTCAGTTGTTTATGCAAGCATTTTTAACAGAATAAGGCCAAGCAAGGAATGGTTAAAAGGCTTTGGAAAGTTATTCCACTGTCCTTTGTGTTTTGGTTTTCATGCTGGCTGGTTTTTATTTGCCATTAACGAGTGGACAGAACTATTTACTTTTGATTACACCCTTGCTAACTTTTTCATTTGTGGATGGGTTGGAGCGGGAACATCATACTTTCTCTCAATGTTGTTGAACGATGAGGGCTTGAAGATAAACTTGGAGTAAGCAATGAGACGTAGAAACATTCCAGACGTTCGCCGCTGTTGCAGCGGCTCTTAGGTCGGGCGGGTTGCGCCCGCCGTTTTTTTGGAGAAAGATATGAATAAACAATTACTACGAGAATATTATGCCCTTTGTGACGGAGGTGTATGCCAAGACCTACTAACAGAGCGGGAAAAGCAAGACATGGCTTCTGGCAAGAAGTTTTACATGACTGGCTGTATGCAGAAGTACGACACGCCTAATGGCAATGGCAGAGTTTATTCTAAGAAGATTCTTCAAAGAGAAGTAGAGAACTATTGGAAACTTGTAAGAGAGCGCAGAGCACTTGGCGAACTAGACCACCCTGATGATTCTGTGATCAACCTTAAAAATGCTTCTCATCTTGTGATTGACATGTGGTGGGACGGCGAAGCACTAATGGGCAAAGTTGAAATTCTAAACACCCCATCAGGCAATATCTTAATGCAGTTGGCACAGTCTTTCGTCACTCTAGGTATTTCGTCACGAGGTCTTGGATCTGTTCGCGAATCACAAGGAAATATTATTGTTGAAGAAGACTTCCAGCTTATTTGCTTTGACTTTGTATCAGAGCCTTCGACCCCAGGTGCCTTTATGCACGCCAAGAAAGGCATTCATGAGCACAAAGAACCAAACATCTTTACAAGAGCAGACAAAATCAATCGTATGTTAAGCGATATCTTGAGAGTAAAATGAAAAGATCAGAATTAAAAAAACTAATCAAGCCACTCGTGAAAGAGTGTATCCATGAATCCCTCTTTGAAGATGGGCTTCTTTCTGGCATTGTGTCGGAGGTTGCACAAGGTCTTGGTGGTGGGCAGGTGATAAAAGAGTCTCGCCAAGCGACCCCCTCTGTAACAAACAGAACAGAGAAGGTAAGGAAAGAACAGATCAAAAGACAAAAAAAGCAGCTTCTAGATGCGATTGGAAAAGACGCTTTTAACGGAGTAGACTTGTTTGAAGGAACCACTCCCGTAGCGCCAGAGGCAAAAACACAAGCAGGAAGCCCAATGGCAGGCCAAGACCCCAGTGACCCTGGCGTGGACATCTCTGGCATCATGGCCCTCGGTGGATCGAAGTGGAAGGACTTAATCTGATGATAAGAACTATTGCAATTATGTTGACATGGGCTGATGATCACATTGATACGATTAAGTTTATTTACGCCCCAGAGCACAACAAAGACATATCAGCAGACCAGTTCAAGGCCGAGTTAGGCACCTTGGTTGGTACTAGCATTAGTGCTTGGACAGAAGCACAAAAAAATCTAATTGATGAACCGGTTACAGACGTTAATTATATAGCATCCCACGGTGGAGATGCGGTTCTAACAGAGGTGAGAGAAGAATAATGCCTGATATTTTCCCCCATACTGGTGACGCTAATATGCGTATGAATAACGAGTCAAGTTGGGCTGCCGCGCGAGGGGCTGCCGTGGCGGAAGTTATTGATACCTCCGCTGATAAATACAACGCAGCCGTTAGAGAGAAAGCAAATTCGGGTGGCACGCAATATTCAATTCGTCGCTATTTTGCAGCTTTTGACACAAGTGATATAACCTCTAAACCGAAAGAGGCAACCTTAAAGCTTCATGGTTATCTGCTAACTAATTCACAGATTGTTGTAGTAAAAGTTTCAGCAGATGCAACTGGGGATTCGTCGACTAATTTTGTTGCCGCTGATTACAACAACCTGACCACAACAAAATATTCAGATGAGTTTGCTGGTGCATGGTCTACTAGTGAATATAACCTGATAACTTTAACCGACGACGCTTTGAACGATATGGTATCTTTGGACGAATTCAAGATTGCTGTTATAGGCCATGATCATGATTACAGTAATTCAACACCACCCAATAGCCGTTCTAGAGCCACGGGGTTTTATACTGCAAATGCAAGCGGCGGTAATGCTGGGAAGAGACCGGTGATTTCTTATGTCGATGGTACAAGTACGATATCAGAGGCCCAGAAAGAGCTACGGAGAAAGCTACGGAAAAGAAGAAGAAAAACAAGAGGTGGAGGTGGCAAGGGGTTTGTTGCTACACGCATTGAGGCCCCCGCTTCAGGCGGTAAAACCGTTCCCAACGGATTTAAAACTAACGGTTTCTAAAAACCAAACTATTTATACTAGAGGTACAAAATGTCAGACTTTAAATATACAGCGGGTTTTCATAATGTTGGTTCTTACCTTGTAAGCGCCACACCTTACATGACATCTTCTTTAACGGTGCCAGCATTAGGCCAAGCCCCTTTGGAAATCAACTTTCCAAAAATCACAAAATTCATTATTGTTAGGAACGAAGACGGGTCTTCGGGAGACTTAAGAGTAGGGTTTTCTTCGATAGGAGTATCGGGAACCGTAAACAACAACTTTATTACCCTATCCGGCTCCGAGTCGTTTTCTGGTGACTACAGAGTTAAATCTCTTTACTTGTTGTCTGACACCTCGTCACAACAGTCCGCTTCAGTGGTAGCCGGGCTCACGACAATACCGTTAAGAAGCTTTGATAATTGGACCGGTTCGGCCGGTGTTGGATAAAGAGGAAATATGAGTTACAACAGAAATAACGACAGACGTAGACAGTGGGAAGACAGGAGACCAAGACGGCGAAGAAATGATCGCCCCAAGTATGTTCCAAAGAGTAGCAGACCTTCCCACCTTACCGTTGTTGTAAGAGAAGATGAGCATCCTGATAGAGCGATTAAGAGATTTCTCAAAAAAACAAAAAAGCTAAGAATTGTTGAAGAGTATAAAAACAGGCAATACTTCGAGAAGCCATCTGTTAAGAAGCGCCGCGCCAAACTAAAAAGGGCGGAAACTATCAGGAAAGCCAATCGCAAAGACAAATAAGATTCAAAAACCATAACAACCAAAAACTTATTGGAAGTTGTGAGTTTTGAATACTACTTATTTGTGTGAAATGAAGTGTATTAGCACAAGGAACTAGAATATGTCAACCATTTTAGAACAAGCCATCATTGACGCCCAAGCACTACGAAGTGCCGCACTAAAGAACGCCGAGTCTACTATTCTTGAAAAGTATGGCAACGAAGTTCGTGTTGCTGTGGAATCTCTATTGGAGCAAGAAGAAGTCTTAGAGCAAGACATTAACTTGGATGTAGAGCCTGTTATGGTTGACGAGATTCCTCCCGCCGTTGCAGGCGGCGAAGAGATGTGCCCATGCCCAGACGCAGGCGAAGAAGTGCTCTTCACTTTAAACATGGCTGATTTGCGTAAGGAGCTTAGTTCTATGGACGCAGAGCAAGACATGCCCGTAGATCAGGAAGACCTAGCTATGAGCTTTGTTACAGAGGACGAGGAAGAAGATATGGCCCTTCCTCTTCAAGAAGAGCTAGAGATCGATGAAGAGATTGAACTCGATGAAGAGATTGAACTTGAAGAAGATGAGCTTGACATCGATGAGGAAATGATCCAAGAACTAGTTGAAGAACTAGTGGTGGACATGATGCCTGTGAAGAGAGGTTGGCTTGCCACCCCACCAGGCGAAATGCAATACGCAGAAGAATTAGAATTAGCAAGACGTTCGGGTACAGAGGCCCAAGAGCAGATCAAAGCTCTTCAGGATGCCCACGACCGTCTTACTATTACAAACGAATCTATTACCAAGCAAAATGAAAAGTTTGGTAAAACCATTTCTGCATTGAAAGGTAAGGTCGAAGAGACCCTATTGGAAAATGCAAAACTTCTCTATATGAATCAGACGCTGAATAGCGCCTCCCTGAATGAGCGACAAAAGTCAAAAGTTGTCGAATCTATTCGCCAGGCTGATTCTGTTGAAGAGGCGAAGGTAATCTTTGAAACCCTTCAAAGCGCAGTGGGCGAAGTAAAAACTTCAAAGCCTAAATCACTGAGCGAAGCAATCAAGAGACCTTCATTGACTATGCCAAGACGGAGGGCCGAGAAAACAAGTCGCGAAAGCATCTTGAAGGAAAGGTTCCAAAGATTGGCAGGAATTTCTAAAACAGAATAATCCATAATTTAATACAAAAAAGGAGGTGATTATTATGTCAGTATTAAATAAGTTGACCGAAGGCATCGTTAACCGCGATCTACGCAAGGAAGGTGATGCGCTTCTGTCCAAGTGGGCAAAGACCGGTCTTTTAGAGGGTCTTGACAGCGACGCCGCCAGTAATGGCATGGCGCGGCTTCTCGAAAACCAAGCGAAGCAGCTTCTTAAGGAAGCTTCTTCTATGGCTGCCGGGGACGTCGAGGGTTTCGCATCCGTCGCATTCCCACTAGTCCGTCGAGTGTTCGGCGGTCTTCTCGCTAACGACCTTGTTAGCGTTCAACCTATGAGTCTCCCAGCGGGTCTCATTTTCTTCCTCGACTTTACCTATGAGGAAAGTCGTTTAGGTCTTGGTGCCGGTGAGTCCATCTACGGTGGTGGAGTTGTTGGTAAGGGCATCCAGACGGGTGTCACTGATATCAAGGAAACCGGTGGTGGTTTTTACAACCTACAGGGTGGCTATTCCGCCCCAACTGCTTCAACTTCTGTGGCTACCGCAAGTGTTGGCCAGGCAACCTTTACCGTAGGTAACTCTGCGACAACCGATAAGTTGATTCGCTTCGACCCCGATCTTGCTTCGGGTTCTTTCGCACAGACTGTTACCATTCCATTGGCCCAGCTTCCCGGCCTTAGCCGTGATATGCTTATTGATGTCGTGGTTACTCCTGAGACTGCTACTCTTAGTGGTTCGTCGCAGGTTCGTCGCCTAACTACAACCGATGGCACAAATATCACAGCCGTGTTCCACAAGGCAACAACCTTTGGTACTGTTGCTGGGACCAACACAACTGTTGCTTACCCGATTGTTGACGACTTCATTGCAGGCGGCGCTATTGGTTCGGTTATTGGTGATCCAACTTGGGGCCTCGAAGAGCCTCTATTTGGCACTGGTAACTCAGGCGATGCCACTGCCAAGAACGAGATCCCCGAGATCGACATCAAGGTGGACAGTATTGCGGTCACAGCCCAGACTCGTAAGCTCAAGGCCAAGTGGTCACCAGAGCTTGGTCAGGACTTGAACGCCTACCATAACCTTGACGCCGAGGTCGAGCTAACTTCAATCCTCTCCGAGCAGATTGCTCTTGAGATTGACCAAGAAATCTTGGGTGACCTTATCAACGGTGCAACCGCTGGTACATTCTACTGGTCACGTTCGCCGGGTCTATTCGTGAATCGCACCACTGGTGCAGAGATCGGAGCTTCGGCTGCCGCTCCTGACTTCACTGGTACGGTTTCCGAGTGGTACGAGACTCTTATCGAGACCATCAATGATGTGTCTGCACAGATCCACCGTAAGACTCTACGGGGTGGAGCTAACTTCGTCGTCTGCGGACCTGAAGTTGCTAATATCCTTGAGTTCACCGCTGGTTTCCGTGCAAGCGTAACTGCTGATGCAGATCGCGGCACCGCTGGTGCTGTTAAGGTTGGCGCTGTTTCGAAGAAGTTTGACGTTTACGTCGATCCTTACTTCCCGCGTAACGTGATTCTTGTTGGCCGTAAGGGTGGTTCGTTCCTTGAGAGCGGATATGTTTACGCTCCTTACGTCCCGCTACAGGTCACGCCGACTATCTTCGGTACAGAGGACTTTGTGCCTCGTAAGGGTGTCATGACCCGGTACGCGAAGAAGATGGTTCGTCCTGATATGTACGGCCTTGTTATCTGTCGTGGACTCCTTGGTGAGTCTGGAGCCTGATAGACAATAGATTACTGATCTAGTAATCAAGCCCTGGTCTTCTAGTAAGGCCGGGGCTTTTTGTTTATTTTAAAACTACTTATATAGGAAGGAGAATGTTCCAATGAATATCAGAAAACGAAAAGCCCTTAAAGCTAAAATCCGTGAAGACAAGTTAAAGGCCGCCCAGCCATCCGTGACTCCAGCGCCCGGCGTCGAGCCTGCTCCGGTGCCAGTTGCTAAGGTTGTCCCAGAGCCAGTTGCCAAAGAGGTTGTTAAGCCTAAGCCAAGACGCAGGACTAGAAAAACAACTAAGACCACAAAGGAATAATAGTTAATGGCTAAGCCTACACTTTCACCTGCTAGTGTTACTAGCAAAGTTATATTGACTTCTACTGGTAGTACCACTACAACGGGTAATGGTGCTGGCAATACTGTTCACTATCCTTTCGCCTTATACTCGAATTCCAATTCTGTTTTATACGATGCGAATTTTGTTTCTGGTGCGTCTGACCAAGTTGCGTATACTTACAAACAACTTGGTGGCGACGTACTAGACATAGAAATAACAGTTGGACAAGTCTACGCTGCCTATGAAGACGCAGTGTTAGAATACTCTTATCACATCAATAAGCACCAAGCAAAGAATGTTTTAGCTAGTCTTCTAGGCTTCGCCACAGGAACTTTTGATCATGACGGTCAGATGACAGGAGGTGGTGCTTCGGGCTCTGCTGTCAACCTTGCTTATCCAAAGTACGAGATCAAGTATGCCCGTCGTGTTGGAGAGGGTCTTTCCGCCGAAGCTAACGCAGGGGGAAATAGAACAATGTATTCTGCTTCCTTTTCTACCACTGCTTCGGTTCAAGATTACGATATACAAACTATTATTTCAAGTGCTGCCGCAACGAATACCGACCAGGGTGTTGGCGGTGCAGTAGACTATGCTGGCCTTGTTGGCAACAAAAAGATTAGAATCGAAAAAGTCTTTTACAAGACCCCACAAGCAATGTGGAGATTTTACGGATACTATGGCGGGCTTAACGCAGTTGGAAACCTAAACCATTATGGACAATACTCGGATGACTCTACGTTTGAGATCATCCCTGCTTGGCAAAACAAATTGCAAGCAATGGCTTTCGAGGATCATATCTATACAAGGTTGAGCCACTATTCATTCGAGATCCATAATAACAAACTTAGGATTTACCCAACTCCAGGCGGGTTTACAAATTACATTTGGATCAACTTTTCAATCGATACAGATCCATGGACAGAAGAATCAGATAGAGAGTCGGGTGTATCCGGTATCAACAACATGAATACACTTCCTTTTGAGAATATCCCTTATAGAAATATTAACTCAATTGGTAAGCACTGGATCCGACGATACGCTCTTGCGACCTGTAAAGCCATGCTAGGCCAGGTTCGAGGTAAGTTCGGAAACTCTATTCCTATCCCTGGAGACAATGTAAGCCTAAATGCTGGCGAACTTCTAGGCCAAGCCAAAGACGAGCAAGACTCACTTAAAGAAGAACTAAAGACAATTCTTGACGAAATGACTTATAAGGCTCTCGCCCAGCAAGACGCTGAAATGGTTGAGGCAATAGACAAAGTTCAAAGTCAAATCCCAATGATGATTTTCCAAGGATAACTAAATGAAACTATTACTTGAAAATTGGAGAGATTATGTCAAGAGTCCGGGCGAAGAGCGTGAATGTCTTACTCCCGGTGCTATCTATGATATGGATATAAGCCCCAATGTTGTGGGTGTAAAAGTTCGACTTCCAATGAATATTAATATTACCGAAGAAGAAGCCAAGCAACTAGAAGATGAAATGCATTATGCTCTTGAGGCAATCTTATCAAAATATTTTAGGAATAACTAAATGTCAACTAATAACAAATGGTCACAACCAGATGCGCCTCCTCCTCCCCTGTTTACAGGTAAGAAGGAGCGCGACCTTGTAAAGCAAGTTAATGACGAGCTTATCGAGCGAGTTATTGGTCAGACCATTGCTTATTATCCACTTGACATTGAAAGAACCAACTATCACGACCTTTATGGTGAGGCGATTAAAAAGAACTTTCTTCCCCCTATTCGTGTTCATGCTCTTGTGGAGTTTGAAGGTATCAACACAAAGTATAGCACAAACATTGGTTTGGATAAGGAAGCGAACATCACAGTTCACTTTCATAAGAGAAGGTTAACAGAAGACCAAGACCTTTTTGTGCGCGAAGGTGACTTTGTTCTTTATGGCGATTTGTACTACGAAATTGTAACACTAGCAGAGCCAAGACAGTTGTTTGGTCAGATTGACCACAGACTTGAAATCTCCGCTAAGTGTATCAAGGCACGCGAGGGTCTATTCGATGGCAGATAAAAAAGATTATTCTTTCACCGAGATTAAAGACGCGAACGGCAAACTGCAAGAGATTCAGTTTATGCCTTCTAATCTTGAAACAATCGACCGCGCTTTGTTTAGTTTTCTAGATAAGGAGCTTGATCTACACGTCAGTACAAACAAGGGCTGGTCAAAGGTTCCTGTTCTATGGGTTTCTGCCGAACGAGCATTCCAGATAAAGAATGATAAAGAATTAAGAGACTCAAACGGTGCTTTAAAGTTACCCCTTATGACAGTAGAAAGAACCTCTGTCGCAAAGGATCCTACTTTTAAAGGAACATTCCAGGCACATCTCCCAGACACTGGTAGACAGTATCACAAAACAAGAAGAGTTAATGTTCCGGCAGCAAGAAGAATAAACCAAAGCAAAACATCAAACTTTAAAAATGCTTGGTCTGCAAGAAAGTATGGTGCCAACAATGATGTTGGAAGTGGGCAAGTAAACTTCCCAAGCCGTAAATCAGATCCAAGCCGTGTGGTATTTGAAACAATCTACCAACCTATTCCGATATACGTTAAGGTCATGTATTCTATAAAAATCAGAACAGAATACTTACAACAGATAAACGACGTGTTCCAGCCTTTTGTCACAAAGACTGGACAGATAAACAACTTTTTTATATCTCATGAAGGCCATCGCTTTGAAGGTTTCGTCGAAAACGACTTTGCACAATCAAATAATGTTGCCGAGTTAGGAGAAGAAGAAAGATCTTACGAAACAGAGATCCAGCTTCGCATTCTAGGTTACCTTATGGGGGAGGGTCCAAACGACGATAGACCAAAGGTAACAGTTATAGAAAACTTTGTTGATGTTAAAATACCGAGAGAGAGAGTAATACTCGGAGACATAAATACCTTCTTGGGTGAGGACGAAGAGGGAAAAGGATTTTATAGAGAGTAAAAGGTTTTTGCCCTTATCGAATACTATTTACTCTTGTACGAAGGCTAAAAACATAGCTGCATTTAAGGAGAAATATAAATGTCAGAATTTGATGCAAGAAAGTTTCGGTTTGTCAGCCCTGGGATCTTCTTAAACGAAATTGACCAATCACAGGTTCCTGCCCTACCAGAGAACGAAGGTCCGGTCATCATTGGACGCGCCGAAAAAGGCCCTGGCATGACCCCTGTTAGAGTAAGCTCATTCTCAGAGTTTGTTGAGAAATTTGGTTATCCCATTTCTGGGTATGGCGGCCAAGGCGACGTTTGGCGCGATGGCAACTACTCTTCTCCTACATACGGTGGGTACGCAGCCCAGGCTTACTTGAGAGCAGGCGTTGGCCCGATTACATTTATTCGTCTAATGGGTACGCAATCTCCCGACGCCGA